TATCTTGACCTCTAAGCATTCCAAATACCTCTATTGCTCCACCTATCCCTCCCATCATCTGCGATGTCTGAGCTGCAGGTATTACCTGAGAACCACGAGGCAAGTTAATCATCTCTGGTCCTCTCTCACCCACCAAAGCCATACCACCTGGAGCATATCTGGTACCGACTGCAAATGCATTTCTATTTGTTGCGTTAGATATTGCTCTACCTATTGCAATCAAAGCTATACCACCAGCAATGGCTAAGAATGGATTTGTAAATAATGTTTTTTGTATTAATTCAATTTCAATGGCAGTCTTAACTAAAAACTTACCTAAAGCTTCAAGGTTTGCTCCAAGTGATGCAAATATACCTTTAAAGAAATCTCCTATAGAAGCTTGACCGGTTAAAGCATCACCTAAAGTCTGACCAAATAAAATAGCTACATCTTCAGCAATACTTTCAAAGCCTTCTGTAAACGTTTTTCTTATACTAAGTAAAGTGTCTTCCGAAAATGGCTTAAAGAAATTTGTAGGAAGAAAGCTGAACAAATTTGCTAAATTAGCTGATGTCTGAATATCCTCTAAAGATGGTAATTCTAAACTTTTTACTTTTATTTTTGCTGGTAATTCAGGTAATTTTTTAGAATCAAAATTCAATAATGCTTTTAATGGTTGAGCATTAATTTTATCTTGAATCTTTTGTATTAAATTAGTATACTGTAATTCATTTAATCTTCCCTCAAATCCTAAATAAATTTTGTTATTAGGATTAACATTAAACTTCTCAATTATCTTCTTTAAGAAGTTTTCAAACTCTTTTATTTTATCATTATTAATTTCAAATTGCGGAGTACCTAATGATAAGCCAGTAGCCTGAATAGCTATTAATGACCTTTCAAATTTCGCAATGGCTTGAGGTAAAGTTTCGCCTGCAGTTTTCGCTCTTTCTTTATCTATTTTTAAGGTCTGTGTAACTGTTGCATTGTACTGATCAGTAAAACCATTTAATTGCTTTTGAACAGCAACTAGTTCAGCATTAATACCAACTAATTTTTCTTGTTCAACAGTTACATCTGTTGTAGTTTGTAAGTATTGTAAAGCTGCTCTATCACTTGTACCATATTGCCTAGTCGTTAAAGCATTTGCTTCAGCTGTTTTTTTAGCTGCTGCTCCAGCAATAACTGATCTCTGTAACTCTAATTGATTTAGTATCTCAACTTTTCTAATTCTTAATTCAGCTATCTTGTCTGCTAATTTAGCACCTACAGCTTGATTAATTAAAGCTTCAGTGTAAGCATCAGTTAATTCCTTTGCTTTAGCAACTGAAATATTTAATGAATCAATTTTTTTACCGTATGGTTCAAGTAATTTATTAGCCTCAGCTAATGCTAAATTTCTATCCCTTTCTGATGCTGCAGAATTAGTTATTATTTTTGTTAAGCCTTCTAGTCTTACTCCTTGAGCTATTGCACCTTGTTCAGCTGATCTTAATCCTTCAGCAAACTTATCTGTTTCTTCTTTAGCTTTTTTAGATGCAACCCCCCATCTAGATAAACCCATTTGAGCAAATGAGATAGCAGAAGTTACTACTGCAAATGCTAACCCTAAACCAGCAGGTCCAGATAGACCTCCTATTAATGATTTTAAAGCACCACCAACAGAACCACTTTCAGCTTTTAATCTGCCAAATGATTCAACTAATGGATTAATGTTATTAGCAATACCAATAAATCCAAATGGAGCATCTTGTATAACTCTATTTAGATTTGTTATTGATTGCTGAGCCTGACCTGAACCTGCTTTTAATTGATTGCCTAATGTTTTACCAGCTTGAGTGGCTGCTTGTGAAGTTTCTTCCAAAGATTTAGTAGTACTATCTAACGCTTTATTAACCTGGTCAAATCCAACCGCTGACGCTACTATCTTTATTTCTTCAGCCATCCGTTTTCATTTTTATATTGTGACGATTCATTATTGCTTCGTATCTATCCTTTGTCATTGGCTCAACTTTAGTCTCTTCTTTATCATCACTACGCATAGGCCAAAACCTATCTATTGAACCAACAGCCTTACTTCCTGCCATGCTCTCTGCTATACGAAATGAAGCAAACCGAATGACTTTCGCCTGTTCAGTTTGCTTCTCTAAATATCCTTCAACAGCTGCTGCATATTCAATCGGAAGAGATGTGTAATACTGGTATGCTGACCATCCTAACTTACCTAAAGCGAATTTGAGATTGTCAAAACACTGCTCTCTTGTACTTTTTTTTTCTCTTCCGTTATTTCTTGCCCAGCCTTCACAAGATTCTTCCAAACTTGCGTTGATGTCAATACCTCAGTAACTTTTGCAATCACATCAGCTTTATTCTCCATTACATCAACCCAATCGCAAACATCCTCAAAGGTATAATCTGACTCCTCACGCTTAACGTAAGTATTGCCCATTAACCCGCCATAAATCATAGCATACATGAATCCTGATTGCGTTGCAGCATCATTGTGAGTACTGATAATCTCTATTGCAAGTTGATTAAACTTTAAACCCCTAAGCTTTCCGCCTAGTTCAATTTGTAGATAACTCATATGTTGTGGTTGTTGGTTACGAGAATATTTCAATAGTACTTGTTCCATAAGGCTGAATAGTACCGGTAAATGTACCTACTGAATCAAAAGCATAAGTACTGCTTAATTCAGATATGTAACCAGTGCCATACTCAATCTCATCTCCTACTACTGGATTCTCAGGCTCAATGCTCCAACCTATTGTGGTCTTAGCCATCAATAATTGGCGAAGTGAAGTTCCTGAAATCTTACCGCCTGCAGGATCTTGTAAGTGCTGACCTTCGAAGCCATAAGACAATTCAACTGTACCAGGTGATTTATCTGGTCCGCAAGCTGATGACGCATCTACAACTGATACTGATGCTGATTTACTTACTGATGTTAGACATACAACTGTATCATAGTTGTCGCTTCCTGTTGGATCAATGTATAATAACATTGTACCGCCTGCTACTTTGTGTTCTGCCATTTTATTTTATTTTTTATTATGTTATGAAATTACGAAAATATTTTGTTTAAATATCAATATTCTTGAGATAAATATCTTACCGCCAAGCTCTCCAAATCTTTCTGTTCTGTCTGTCTGAATGCTTAGATTCATCATCTGTAAGCCAAATGATGACAAATCAAGCACAGATGTAGATGTAGGCTTAATGGCTTGTATTATATCATCAACCGAACTATTTAATGTTTTACTGTTGTTGTATTTATATTCCCATGAATGAACTGAAACTTGTATTGTTGATGTAGTATCTGAGGAATTGTCTGTTGATGACTCAATGTTAATCACATCAGATAATACACAATAAATCTTATGTTTTACATCATCTGGCTCCTCACCTTCATAAACAGGAATATCCAAGCCATCAATGACTTCATAATATGCTTGTAATAGTGCGCTGTTTATATCTCTCATGAATATATTTCTTTTATATCTTTTATTAATTGTGGTGTATTCTTATTTACTGATGGATAAAGAAATGGTCTTTGTTTTATTCCATCAATTATAATCTTTCTTGCTATTGGATAAGCTGCTTTCTCATCAATACCTTTTCTTTTACACCATGCCATTATTGACATTACCAAGTCATTAAAATTGCCTCCATTTGCTGCTGGTCCTTTAAAAGTATTAGCATAAGCTGCCCAATCTTGAGGAAGTGATGAAACATAACTTGCTGCAAACTTTCTTGTGCCAAATTCAATATAAGCAGCATATTTTGCTGTTGCTACTACCGCTGCATTGCCATTTCCATAAACTGGACTAATTGATCTAAGCAATGCCCCTTCATCTGAACTATTACTGCTTACTAATGACTTTGCATCTAATGCAGTTCTATCCGCCCAATCATTCAAAGCACTTTGCACCTCTGCCTTTCCTTCTTTAGATAAAGTATCAAATTTTTTTTTAAGCCCATCAAATCCTTTAGCCTCTATCTTTATCATAATTAGTAATATAATACAGTTGCATACTCACCATCTTCAAATTGCAATCCCCATGTAAGCTCACCAGTTGTGCTATCAACTAACACCTCTTTTCCTACCGGTGAACCTGATGTTATAATTACAAACTGAATGCCATCCTTAAAGCAATTGAACACATGCCTACCAATGAATCCATTATAAGTAAATGTAGTCTCACCAGCTATACCTAAGTAGTTGTATACTTGTATTTGATTTAAGTCCATTGGTGCATCTGAATTAATTGATTCATCTAATTTAATTGCTTGTATATATTCCCATTCTTTATTTCCTTCGTTTCTAATTTGAACGCTGTTAATTTTGTAGAACTCACCTTCATAGTTAATCACATCATTACTCCTTGTTGGTCTTTCAGTCTCATAACGCATGATGAAAACCTGATCATATGTCCACTCTCTTTGCTGATAATCATCTCTTGGTGTTCCTTGTCTATCTCTAGCCTCTGCCCACTTAGTCCAATTGCCAGTCTCAACAGCAACAAGGCCACCGAATTCATTCTTAACAGTAGTATAACGATATATGGTTATGCGCCTATTTAATTTATACACGTCTGTATGGATTTAGTAGATTCTTTGCAATTGGTGCCACATCATCAACTCCTATGCTTCTATTATCATACAAATAATAAATCTGATTTAATAACGCTGTTTTTAGGACATTTGGAAGCTCATCATAACCTGCAGAATAATCTATTGTTATATTCTTTTCTCTTGGCGTTAGTAACCTCTTAAATTGATTGCCGCTTAATGTATAGTCAGTATCTAATACAAGCACATCACCATCTGCATTTGTTACCTGGTTGATTGCAATCATTGGACCGTATGGAATATAAATTTCACCATTGATATTATTTACAATTGTAACAATATCATGAACTACAAATCCTACAGCAGTATATGCTTCACACTGTTGTCTTGCAGCAGTTATTAAAGCTGTGATTAACGTATCATCTGTACCAATATCAACCTTACAAAAGTCTTTAGCTTCAGTTAATGTAACTGGTTCAGTTATCACGCCATCATTAAACTCAATATCTAAAACAGAATTATATCCTACTCCTTCCCAACTATATAGATTCATAATTAATATTTAAAAAAAGCCCCTCCCAAACGAGAGAGGCTTTTCATTATCTACAATAAACACCCACAACACTATTAAACGTTACCCAAATCAGCATAGATTGCAGAAGTTGGTAACATCAAGTTAATGTTCTCCAAACACTCAATTCTAGCAGTGATTAAGTTACGCTGGAAGTTATCAGAATCTTCCATTGCAAATTCGATTGTCAATGATTCTGTTTCAACTCTTTCCAAGTAATCAGCATCGATGATTAATATCTTGTCATCAACTGCCCATGAAGCTGGGATGATTGGAGTACCACCTATAGTTATAGAACCATCAGGAGCAGATACAACACCACCAGAACCTTGATAGTATCCGTTAGTATATAACAACTTGTTCAAACGAGCCATCTGTGATGGATTAACGATTGCAAAAGAAGCATTGAAGTTAGCATTTGCCTGGTTAGCTAATAAATCAATGATAGCCTTAACATCATCAGTCTCAGCAGTAGTTGTTGAACCAGTAGCTGCACCAGTTACAGTTGACCAAAAGTTAGCGTTCTCTACTTTGTAGAAATCTCTCATTAACAATCTTGGTAAAGTTGACTGCATGTAAGGTAATTGCTTAGCCATTTGCTTAGAGAAACGAGCAAAACCTGCGATGTAATTCTCAACCACTTTGATTTCAGAGAAATCGTAATCAACTTGACCTTTGACAGCTCCTTCAGTTTGTTGAGCAATAGCACCTTCGCCACCAGTCTCACGATACTGAACATAAAGACCAGTTGGAGATATAGCTGTAGGA